TGCTGAGACCGTGATCGGCGGAAAGCTCACCTTCCTGGCCGGCGCGGTGATTGACGATCAGGCGGGAGTGATTCCTACTCCCGCCGAGCCTTTCACCCCTGCCGCTGCGCAGGCGGACAGCGAGGCCACGAGCGTTGCTGCGCTGAAGAGCGACTTCAACGATCTATTAGCGAAGCTGCGGACTGCCGGCCTGATGGCCGAGGCTGCCGAGGAGACCCCTGCTGCCGAGGGCGGCGATAACGCCGGTGGTGGCACGTGATCGTCTCTCTCGCTGAACTGAAGGCCCACCTGCGTGTGCTGACGGATGACGAGGACACGCTCCTCTCGTCCCTGCTCGCGCAGGCGCAGGCCGCTGCAGAGGATTACTGCCGGGCACAATGGACCGCGGAGGACGTTCCCGAAACGGTCCGCCTGGCTGTGCTCCTCATGGCTTCCCATTTCTATGAGTTCCGGGATTCATCGGACCGGAACGCTTACAACACAATGATGCATGCTTTTCACGCGCTGCTCTATCCGAACCGCGTGATTGACAGCATGTTCTGATCTCCAAGGAGGAGGTGATCCCTATGAATCTCCCGCACCCGGGCGAGCTGCGGCACAAAGTGTCCATCGGGAAAACGGAGAACGCCGTAAACGTCAACGGATACCCGGAGGCAACAGACACCGTGGTTTGCCGGGTGTGGGCAGGGATCATGGATGACGCCTCTTCCAGGTACTTCGGCTCTGCCGGAGCGGAGAACGCCCAGCGCGGACTGTGTTTCATGATTCGTTGGCGGAATGACGTGAGGGCCGGCATGTGGGTCATGTGGAATGATGAAAAACAGTTGATCACAGAAGTCGGTGAGTACGATTTCAAACGCCGGTATATGAAGCTGATCACACAGTCTGTGAAGGGGGTGCGGTGATATGCGTATTGTGCAGGAGGCGCTTGCACCCACGGGTATTCCGACCTTTGCCGGAGCCTGGAAAAGCACGCAGGCCAATCCGACTGCACCTGAGCAGTATATCGTTTATACGACCATGGTCACAGAGGACGAGCATTGGGACGATGAGTTCCGGCAGTATCGCGTATACGTCTATCTGAACCTGTGGAGTAAGGGCGATCCCACTGCCGCCGTCCGGGAAATCCGCTCCGCCATGCGCTTGGCAGGGTTCGGTTTCTATGACGAAACCGACTCTTATAACGATGACACGGATTATCACTTGGTTGCCGCCACATGGGTGATATACGTGCACGACACGGAATGAGCCTGGAAGTATCCGGAACCGTTGATCTGCGGAACGATCTGACCGAGATGGCGGACAAGCTCTCCACATCCGGCGGCAATGGAGGGCAGGTCACCCGGTATATCCTGCAAAAGGCTGCGGAGCCTGTGCTGCGGCAGATGCTGCATAACGCGGAAACGGACCCGAAAATGCGGTCGCATAAGCTACGGAACTCCATCAAGATCGGCAAGGTGGTCAAACGCCGGAAGGGCGGATACCGCGTGACGGTCGGCGTTCACCGCACAGACGGCGGGGCTGCGTATGCCAATCCTGTGGAGTTCGGGCATGGCGGACCTCATCCGGCCCCTGCCCATCCCTTTGTCCGTCCGGCCTTTGACGCCGCAGCGGACGAAGCCTATGAACAGGTCAAACACGACCTGCAGACTGCCCTCGAAGCCCGAGGACTATTATGACGGAGGTAAACGATTATGTCTGATCCTGTAACCCCTGCTGCCGCTCCGGCGGTATCCTCTACCATCGGTCTCAAAAATCTGGTAATTGCTCCGGTCGAGAGCGATACCGAGTCCTCGACCACGTATGGCGATCTGCAGCGCGTGGCCGGTGCGATTGAGGCCAGCATCACCCCGAGTAATACGGACCCGGACGTCCAGTATTACGATGATGTCGAGGGTGACGTCCTGTATCCTGATCCCGAGCTGTCTTTCAAGACCAAGCTCGCGGATATCCCGCTGACCATCCAGGAAATGATCTTCGGGAACTCCATCGATGACAACGGCGTTCTGATCCGGACCGCCACGGACAAGCCCGGCTATTTCGCTGTCGGCTTCAAGTCCGAAAAGGCGAACGGCAAGTTCCGTTACGTCTGGCTCTACAAGGTCCGCGCCAAGCCTGTCACCGAGAACTATGCGACCAAGGAAGGCAAGACGATCAACCGCCAGACCGGTGAGGTCGAGTGGACTGCCGTCAAGCGTATCTCTGACGGTCGCTATCAGGCGATTGCTGACGAAGGCGAGAACGGATTCACCGCCAGTGACGGCGAGAGCTTCCTGTCTACGGTGTACGCGCCCACCTTTACGCCTTCCCAGAACGGCGGAGGCACCTGATCCCTGTAACCCTGCTGCCCGTCCTGTGCTGACGGGCAGCATACTTTTTTAAGGAGGCCCTTATGATTACCTGCACCCTTGGAGACAAAAAATACTCTGTGGATTTTATTACCGGTCGTGCACTGCGCGAACTGGAACCGGCACTGAGCATGTATAGCAAGATCGTGCAGGTATCCGCGGCGGCCATGCAGGGCGAGGCAGCTCCGGAAGCGGAGAGTCTGAAAATCTCTGAAGCCATGGACGTGATGCTGCGCTGGTTCTGCATTCTTTTTCAGAACCAGTTCACGCCGGATGACGTGTTGGACAATTATCCCGCGGACCGGCTGATGCACGACATGGCCCTGGCGATCATGGCTGTGCAGTCCCAGACTACGGAGGTTCTCAGTGATTTCCCTACGAAGGCAGCGGAGACGGAGGGGACTCCGGAGAAGTAACGCTGCCGGACTATATCTTTTCCACCTACAACGCACTCATGGAGGCCGGATGGCGCTTTGACGATATCGACCGGATGGACATGCTCGGCTTTCTGAAGGTCCGGGCGTGGAAACTGAACCGAGAGAAAGCGGAAAAAGCACCGAAAAAGGCGTTCATCGATCAGGTGTGGCCGGACCTCCGGTAAATTACACGCTGCGATGGAATTTCTCCCGTGACGGCCTTCAACCCGTTGAAAAACAACGATTCTTCTTCCGGAAGAATTACACGCTTCTCTGTAAATCCAGCATAAACCGAGGTGAAATTCATGGCTGAAGTCCTGCGCGATCTCGTGGTGTCCCTGTCCCTGGACAGCGACAATTTCTCCCGGAATATCGCGTCCATCAACGCGCAGATCACGGAAGCCGAGAGTGAATTCCGGAAGGCAGGTGCCGGGGTCAGCGGTTTCGAAAAAACCACTGCCGGCGCGGAGGCCAAGATTTCCTCCCTGCAGAAGAAACTGGAATTGCAGCAGAAGGCTGTGGAGCAGTATCAGCGCGCATTGCAGGCTTCGAACGACAAGCTCAAGGCTTCGTATGAGAAGCATAGGCAGCTGAACGCTTCCCTGACCACGGCCCGGGAAAAGAACCAGCAGCTCAAGGAGCAGGTGTCCTCCGCCACGGATGAATACGAACGGCTCCGGAAAGAGCTGGGGGACGATAACGCTGCCACGCAGGCGGCCCGGGAAAAACTGGAAGCCCTCAAGGCGGAATACAAGGCGTCCTCCGAGGAAGTCGGCAGGCTGGAAGGCCAGCTGCAGGCGAACTCGAAGGCCATGCAGAACAACGCCAACGCCGTGACCAAGGCGCAGACGAATCTGAACAACGCTGAGTCTGCCGTGGCGCGGACGAAGGAGGAAATCCGGCAGACCACCGAGCAACTGAAAATCATGCAGTCGGCATGGACCAAGGCGGCCTCGGCCATGACCGACTTTGGCCAGAGGTGTGAAAAGCTCGGGAAAAACATGCAGAAGGTCGGCAAGACGCTGACTACATCCCTGACCGCACCGATTGCCGCGCTGGGCACTGCTTCCGTGAAGGCGGCCATTGATTTCGAGTCGGCCTTTGCCGGCGTCCGGAAGACCGTGGACGCGACCGAGGAAGAGTATGCCGGCTTTGCAGAAGAGATCAGGCAGATGAGCACCGAGGTGGCGACATCCACCACGGAGATCTCTGCGGTTATGGAAAACGCCGGTCAGCTCGGTATCCGGAACGAAAACCTTGTTTCTTTCACCCGGACCATGATCGACCTGGGGAATTCCACGAACATCGCTGCGGACGAAGCCGCCACGGCAATCGCGCAGTTTGCGAACATCACCGGCATGGCGCAGGACCGGTTCCAGAACTTCGGTTCCGCGTTGGTCGATCTCGGTAATAACTTCGCCACGACTGAGGCGGACATCATGGAAATGTCCACCCGCCTGGCGTCCGCGGGACATCAGGTGGGCCTGACGGAACCGCAGATTCTCGGCTTTGCGACAGCCCTGTCCTCTGTCGGCCTGGAAGCGCAGGCCGGTGGTACTGCGTTCTCGAAAGCGATCATCAAAATGCAGGTCGCGGTGGAAACCGGAAACAAAGACCTCAAGGAATTCGCCAAGGTTTCCGGTATGACGCAGAAGGAATTTCAGAAGCTCTGGAACACGGACCCGTCCGCGGCGATCCAGGCGTTTATTGTCGGCCTCTCCCAGATGGACGAGGCAGGCATTTCCGCGATTGCCATGCTGGAAGAAATGGGCTTCAAGGACGTCCGTCTGCGTGACACCCTGCTGCGCGCTACGAATGCCACGGAGCTTTTCTCCCGCGCGCAGGAGACGGCGAACAACGCCTGGCAGCAGAACAGCGCGCTGTCCGAAGAGGCCGGGAAACGTTACGCGACAACGGAATCCAAGCTGAAAAACCTCAAGAATTCCGCAGTGCTTGTGGCACAGCAGTTCGGAAACAGCCTGCTGCCTGTGCTGCAGAAGATCGTGGACGCTGCAAAGGACCTGATTGACCGGTTCTCCGCACTGGACGAAAACCAGCGGACGCAGATCATCCGGCTGGCTGCGATTGTCGCGGCCATCGGTCCGGTGATCTCTATTCTTGGAAAACTGACCTCCACGGTCGGAACTGTGTCCACGGCCATCGGCAAGTTTGCTGCTTCCGTTGCTTCTGCCGGCGGCGGGTTCAAAGGCTTTATGTCCGTGGTCGGGTCTTCGCCTGTGGTCTGGGTTGCAGTCGCTGCGGCGATTGTCGCTGCTGGCGTTGCGCTGACGAACTACCTGACCGGATATACGCAGGCCAAGAAAACGATCTCCGAGATGAACGATCTCGCCAAGAGCATCAAGGACAACGGGATCTCCACCCTGTACGATACCGGGACCACGGACGTGCTGGGACGGTTTGGCCTGTCTGCTTCTGATTTCCAGTTTGCTGTCGATACCTCCAAGAGCTGGATGGAATCGTTGACCGCTGTGTGGTCGGACGGTAAGAAGGAAACCACGGAGATCGTTTCCGCTTTCACGGATTCCTTCAAGGAAGCCAGCGATTCCATCCGGACCGGGATCGAAACCCGGCGCAGCGCTTTGGAGGGCGTGGGCCTTCTGGACGATGAAGCCCAGAGGAAGCTCGACAAGGATGCCGCGCAGCTGGACAAATGGGACGCGGAGATTGCCCGGCTGCTGAAGAAACGGCAGAACCGGATGCTTTCCGCGAAGGATCAGGCGCGCCTGGACGAGATTATCACCATGCGTGCGCAGCTCCGCCTGGAATACATCGGGGTGGAGACAGAATCCTACGACAAAATTGAAGAGGGCATTGAAAACGAAAGAGCCCGGGCTGCCGCTATCGGGGAAACGATCTCCGTGGACGTATACGGGGACGCGCTGGCAGCAGCCGCCCAGGGACATACCGCTTTCATTGCTTCCCTTGACGCGGAGTATGATTCCCGCCGTTCAAACCTGCTCCTGATCGAGGACGAGGCCAAGCGCACGCAGGCGCTTGCAGCCCTGGACGCGTGGTATGCCGAACAGCGGCAGATGGATGCCGAACAGTACAGGGAAACCATGTCCTCCATCGGCGCGGATGCGTATAACAACGCCGGCCTGCAGACATCCGTGAACCAGATCGGGGAATTGTATGCCATCATGCAGAACTTTGACGGTTCGCAGGAAGGCTTGGAACAGGTACAAGCGTGGATGAACAGCATGGACCCGAGCGGTCTGGCTTCCACGCTGGCGGTCCTGACGCAGCTGAAGGACGCCGGAATCGGGGAAGACGTGCTCGGCTTTGATCCTGCCGGCCTTCTGGCACAGTGGCAGGCAATCAGCAATATTGCCTCTGCATATCCGGAAAAGCTGCAGGGCCTTAACGAAGTGGTCAACGAGACCATTGCCGGCGAGGTTCACGAGGTCATGCTCAATCTGAATCTGGAAACTGCTACGGCGCAGTGGGAAGGATTCATGGAGGGCAAGGACGTTTTCAATACCACCCTCAATATCCAGGGTGACGCCGGAATGGTGGATATCACCGGCAACGTCTCCCTGTCTCCGCTGGATCAGGCACGCGTGCGGCTCTGGAAATCCCTGCCCGGGAACCAGATCTCCCTGTCTGCGCCCGTGAACGCAGAGGTCGGCCTGATGTTCGGTGAGGATTGGGCCGCAAAGCTGAATGAGTTGTGGGCTGAAGAAAAGCTCGCGGTGTACGGCACCAACGGCCTGCCGATTGAGGCCACGCCTGAGGTCATCGCCAAACTGACCAGTAAGGATATCGTGGTCGGCATGTCCGATGACGGCAAGTATCACATTATCGTGAAGCCGGAATGGGAAACCGCGACTGCCGAGGACGTGCAGGAAGCCCTGGCTGTGGTCAATGATCCGGAGCAATCCAACAACGGTCTTTTCTGGTCCAGCTATCTGGCTTCCAGTTCCCGGGACGCCATGGCCACGGCCAGTGACTATTATCGGCAGTATTCCGAGATGGGCTGGCATGGCCTGCTGCCTGAGCTTGGCCTGATGAAGCACGAGCTCCTGCAATGGGCAGACAATATCATCACGCCGGAAATGGCGGAGAGCATGGCGAACGCCACAGCCACGATTCTTGGTGCAGCCATGAACGGCGAAGAGCTGGACCCGGACGCCATCGCCTTCCTGCAGGAAATGGCGAACCTGCTGGATTATATCGCGCAATACGGTGAGAACGAGGACCTGCTGTCCGGGGTGATCACCAATTTCTCTGATCTCGGCGTGGACATGAAGGCCGCGGACATCCCGGAATTTCTGCGGGGCCTTGCTGAAGGGAATATCCCGGAAGAACTCAAGTCCCGGTTCAAAACCATCGGCCAGGAAGTCGGCAGCGATGCCGGCGCAGGGGTCGGTGAAGGCGTGGCCGGTTACGACTATACCGATGACGCGAACGCATCCGCCGAGAACATGGAGGGCAGCCTGCGGGACGCGTATGATTCCCACTCGCCGTCCGAACGGATGAAGCCTGTGGGCGAGGACGTTGCTGCCGGCGTGGGTGCCGGTATCCGGGAATATGATCCTGCGGAAGATGTCGAAGCCCTGGCCGCGAAAATGAAGGACACGATGACGCTGTCGGTGCCGATGAGCACATACAGGCAGGTCGGTCTGAACGCCATGCTCGGCCTTCGCGCCGGGATCGTTGCCGGACGCACGCTGGTGATTGCAGCCATGAAGAGCGCAGCGGCATCCGCCGTGAACGCTGCGAAGGAAACGCTGCAAATCCAGTCTCCTTCGCGGGTATTCCGGGATGAAATCGGCGTGATGACCATGAAGGGCCTGGGCGAAGGTATCCTGGCGGAAACCGAGAAGCAGGCGAAGATCATCCGGAACGCTGCCCGGTATCTGACGGACGAAGCATCCGGCGGCGCACTTGCCGCCACATCGAACAACAAGACCTATAACGCAAACAGCAGCGTGAACCTGACCGGGAACAATTTCTACGTGCAGGACGAGCAGGACGCTTATGCCATGGCCGTGGAGATTGCCTCGATCACGAAACGCCAGCAGCGCGATATGGGCCTGAGAATGGTTTAACGGGAGGTGATTGTCTGTGACGCTGACGGACTGGTTTGAATGGAACGGGGTGCGATGCACTGTTCACGGAATCCATGTCACGGAGCATCCGGCGATCACCTTCCCGGCTGAACGGATCACGAACACAGCCATTCCGGGGAAGAGCGGAAATCTCACGACTCTGGAAGGCGACTATGTCTATGACGACATGATCCTGACGGTGACCTGCTGGATTGAAAGCCTGAGCACACTGGACGCCGTGGCCAAATGGCTGCGCGGATCAGGAACGGTGCGCTTCGCCAACCGGCCTGCCGGCGTCTATTATGCCCGGGTGTGCAATCAGATCCCCTTTGACCGGATTCTCCGCGGGAATCCCCAGCGGAGCTTTACAGTGACCTTCCGCTGCAAGCCTTTCCTCTATCTGGACAACAGCGCGGACGTGACGATCACGGCATCCGGGACCACGATCACGAACACCGGGGCT